TGGCTCTACGAGGCGCACAGAGCGTCAACCGGCCAACTGCAAAAGATGGTTTTCATTGATAAATCCTTTGATCTGATCAAATAAAAGGGCTGTATTGTAATAACACAATTGCGTTAAATCGCATGTTATCCTACAAAGAAAGAGCCTGCGTTCTGGCAGAAGAGATCGCTCACCACGATCTGAACGTTGGAGATATTACGGACCAGTCTGTCGGAAACAACCGATGGCAAGAACACAAAGCTCGGATGATGTCATATGATCGCATGGTTGGCCTCCGTGGACTGATAAACTGTTTCGAAGCCGGAGACCGCAATTTATACGAAATGGCTGATCGATTGGATGTGCCTGAGTGGTTCTTGAAGGAAGCTATAGAAGGATATAGACTGAGGTATGGCGAAGGAGTACAAGTTGATAACTTTGTTCTGTCTTTTGAACCATATTTTAATATTATAGAAATGATTTAGACATACTATTGACTATTTCCGACAGCAATAGTACACTTCTTTTATAAAATAATAGGAGGGAAACGCTATGCGCAAAGTAACCCAAAAATTAATGACGGAATTAGGATTGGTTCCGGTTGTAAAGGTATCAAAAGAGGAATATGACGCCCTGCCTCCCGTTGAAAAGTATCCACTGAACAATTCAGAACCCGAGAATCCATCCACTGTCGCCGGCCAGACTACCAAAGAGAAAGAGTATTACAGATATGACTTTGAACATGTTGATTATGACGAAGTAAACCTCTTGATGCAAGCAAAAACGTTGAAAGCGACCAACACTATTAAGAGCTGTGTTGTTTTCTTCACGGTCTTGACAGCGCTTAACATCATTGCATCCATTATACTTTACATAAAATTGTTTTAAAATAAAAAGGCCGCCCCAGTGTTACCGGAGAAAGGAGAAGACTGATATATGGAAAGCACTCAATTACAATTCCAATTACAGGATGGAATCGTTGACCGACTTGCAGATAATGATGTTATCTCTCAACGGATTACAGACGGTTATATAAATGCTACTGCTATGTGTAAAGCCGCCGGAAAGAAAATCAACGACTACGGAAGACTTTCTACAACACAGGCCTTTTTGAAAGAACTGTCTTCCGAAACGGGAATTCCCGCATCGGGACTCGTTCAGATTATTAAAGGGGGCAGTCCTCAATTTCAAGGGACGTGGGTCCATCCACAGGTAGCAATCCATTTGGCACAATGGCTCTCACCTAAATTTGCTGTGTTGGTATCGAAATGGGTATTTGAATGGATGTCTGGTAATATCCAGCAACCGCAACTGCCTTATCATTTAAAACGATATCTTATCAATATGCCAAATGTACCATATGGTTATTTTTCTATGTTGAATGAAGTAACCTTATCTCTAATCGGCCCTTTAGAAGCATTAGGATATACAGTCTCATCATGTATGATACCGGATATATCGCTCGGACGTACGTTTTCAAAGCATTTACGCAGCTTAGGGTATCCCGTAGACGATTATCCAACATACCCTCACAAATACGAAGATGGGCGGATAGTAGATGCACGGGCTTATCCCAATGCACTAATCGGGGAGTTACGTAGGTTCTTCGTTGAAGAATGGCTTCGTGATAAATCCCAAGAGTATTTCTCCAAAAGGGATCCTTCTGCTTTGCCATATCTTAACAAACTTCTATCTCTTCCGAACTATCGTGAAATTATGGGCTATATCGAAGTTGGGGGAGAGGGATTATTGGAATAAATAGAAAAACCGCCCGGTGTTACCAGCACCAGGCGGCCCACACAGCCCACCAGATGATGGAACCGTGATCCAAACATTCACAGTATACCATCCTCCAGCGGGCGGGGTCAAGAGGCCCTGTTATTTTTGTACCCAAATTTCAAAAGGAGGATAACACGATGGGAGAATTAAGAACCAGAAAACGCGGGAAGACTTGGGAGTACAGCTTTGAAGGGGCAAGGGTAAATGGGAAGAGAAACCCTATCTCAAAAGGAGGTTTTCGCACAAAGGCCGAGGCTTTAGCCGCCGGTACACAGGCCAAAGCCGAATACGATAACACCGGAAGAACCTTTCGCCCGGCGGATTTGAGTTTGGCAGATTATATGGATTATTGGTATACAAACTATGTCCTAAAGAACCTGTCATATAACACGCAGGCCGACTATGAGAGGAAAATTCGAATTCATATCAAGCCAGCACTGGGGATCTATCGCCTGTCGTCAATCGAACCAGACGCTATACAGCGGTGGATCGATTCTAAAAAAGAAGATGGATATTCGCAGAATATGGTCAAGAATATTCTCTCCTGCTTGTCCGCGGCATTAGATTATGCCGTATACCCATGTAAATATATCAAGAGCAATCCTTGCCATTATGTTCGAATCCCAAAAATGAAAGATGATCCAACTCAGAAGGCTCATACTGAATATATTTGCTCAATAGAGGATTTTGACGCTATAATCAAGCGATTCGGCCCGGAAAGCAGTTTCTATATTCCGCTGATGACCGGTTACCACTGCGGAACCCGAATCGGTGAAACCTATGGTTTTGACCTGCTCCAAGATGTGGATTTTGCCGCCCACACCATATCAATTCGGCATCAGCTAAAAAAGGAACACGGCGTATGGTACTACCGTGCCCCTAAGTACGACTCATGCCGTACAATTCGAATCGATACGGAATTAGAAAATATGTTGAAGCATGAGATACGAGAACGCCAAAAGAATATGCTGCGGTATGGTCAGTATTTTACAAAGACTTATCTCACGCCGGATGGGATAATTACTCAGGCTCGCGCAGATGTGCGCCTCCCATACCAAGAAATTATGCCAATAAGCGTCAAAGAAAATGGGGAACTGCTCACGCCGGAATCATTCAAATACTGCGCCCGTGTCATCCATGAAGAGCTTGGGAATCCTAATTTCCATAGTCACTGCCTCCGGCACACGCACGGGACCATCCTGGCCGAGAACGGAGCCCAACCCAAAACGGTGATGGAACGGCTGGGACACAAGGACGTAAAGACCACAATGGATCGATATATTTTCAACACTGATAAAATGCAGGACGACGCCGTGGCGATTTTTGTGGCCGCCACACATAAAACTTGCCTACCTCTCTATACAACGGTAGGCAAGAGGTAGACAAAACCGTTTTGCAGTTGGCTCAGAGCAAGACAAATGCACGTATTTCCTTACTTTTTGCGAGATAGAAGACATACCGTCTCCACATTCGCCGTATGTACAAACTTAAATACTTTCTTTGGTTACTCATAATTTATTATATCGTAGAACAACGGAAAATCAAAGGATAAAGGGAAACATTATACTCAAAAGCTGCTACGTTTTCCTTGTTATATTTTGCTATAACTTGTTCGTGGTAGGCAAAATGTTGACACTGCCTACCACATACCATATTTCCATATAATACCAGATCAAATACTCTGCCTCCCAATATACAATGGTATTGGGAGGTGAACACCGTGACAGCACTGACACAATGTGAAACCATTGTATTGGAAGTAATATGGGAAGTCGATCACCACATGGCATTGCCAGAAATAGTTATCGAAGTAAACCGGTGCCGCAACAAAAATTGGAGCAGACGGGCGGTTTCCGCTTTTTTAAAACGGCTACGGAAGAAGAATTATATTGACCGACACTGGGAGGCAGGAAAAATTTTATACTATCCACTCTGTGACCGCGAAACCGTAATGCTTTATCTTAATGCTGGTGACCAGAAGTAAAAAAGCCCCGGCAGCATCCGGAGCTTGAAAACCTACCTATTATATGTTATCCTGATACCAGATGGGGGAGCGGTGGCAAGCCCGCCCTCCCTTGTCGTTTTCCTTTAACCCTGCAAATCTTCTTTCAGGTCTTTTAGTAATTCATCTATCTTTTTGTCTGTTTCTTCTTTGGTGCCCTCTTCCTTTGCTCCCTCAAGTCCTCTAATGATTTGTTTCAACCAACTTTTAAACTGTAAATCTGTCATTCCCATCTCTTCCATATTTACCGCCTTTCTTGTATTTCAGTGCCTTGCCTCATCTGATAATACCATTATACATTATTTTTAATGTATTGTCAAGTGGTTTTTACATTATTTTTGTTCATCATCTTCAACATATTTGATTATGTTTCCAGGTTGCATATCCAGCAATCGGCACAGATTATCAAGCGCCTTTGCCCCCACCGGCTTGCCTTCCCTTATATATTGGATAGCATTTTCTCCCAGAAGTTTCTCATTTCTAAGCCGTGTCGTAGTATATCCGGCTTCCTTTAGCGATTCCAATACATCGATCTTATATTTCAGCATTTAGAGCCTCCTTTCCATTTTTATCTTACTCTATATAAGATCAGAAGTCAATAAAATACATTAAAAATAATTCATCTTTCTATTGATATCGCATTAAAAATAATGTATAATTAAACCATCAAAAGAACGGAGGAACACAAAGAATGGAATGGAGAATCAGAACAAGCAGTCATGGCGGTTTCGTCGCTGAGTACGGCGCACAAGTCCGGTCCGGCATTATGGCCGGATTTAAGCCCGGCTGCTTTATGCCGGCCTTTATCGTATATGAATCCGCCTGTTTTGATACGGAAGCACAAGCCAGACGTTACATCGCCAGAAGTAAAAATAGCCCCCAGGATTAACCTCCCAGGGGCTTTTCTACGGTATTTTTCTTGCCGTTGGTAAACTTCTACACCTCGCGCATAAAAATGGCTCTACGAGGCGCACAGAGCGTCAACCGGCCAACTGCAAAAGATGGTTTTCATTGATAAATCCTTTGATCTGATCATATCCCCATCCGCAGTTGATCAAGCTGCTTACCAGCATTTCCATACTCTCAACCTGCTTCAATTCCTCGGATGTGAGATAGTCGCGGATGCTCTCTTTCCCCTTCACATGGTACTGCTCCTGCAACTCTTTCATGTTCTTGCCAAACAGGGTTTTATAAATCAGTTTCGTGTAGTTGGGGTACATGAATTTCTTATGCGGGCTTTCTGCCACTTTCATTTTAATCGTATCAGTCAAAATATGGCGCACCAAAACGCCCTTTGCCCGTTCGATCTCCCATTGCTGCCGTTCCCGATAGATGCGTTTAAGCTCCGCTTCCATCGAATTAAATGCCTGGATATATGCTTCTTTGAACTTCATGGCCTTGTCGCCGGTATACCCCATCGCCAGCATAACAAAACCGTCTTTTGTAATACGGTATTCTTTGTTGTTCTTCCCGCTGCTGTCTTTGTAGGAGCTCAGCGCAAAATTGCGTTGAGTAAATTCCGCCGAACAGGACATTCCTTCAATATCTCGCAGAACATCTGCATGGCGCTTTTCAAATACATCTGCTACCTTCCTGCTTGTGGTCGTCAAAATCTCTTCATTTTGTTTTCCTGTGATTTCTACCAACATCATAATTTTGTCCTTTCTGCAAATTATTTGTGAATTCAAATAGCCCCCAGAATCACTCCTGAGGGCTCTACATATTATCTGGTCAGCGCCGCGAAGGTCGCCTTGCCGCAGTGACCGTCAACCTCTAAATCGTCCATGTCGGCCTGATACTGCCTGATCGCTCGCTCACAACCGGGCCCGCAGGATCCGTCAAAGCCGTTGGGATCGTATCCACGGCCATATAAGAGGCCCTGGACCACCCGGACATTATCTCCCTTGCACCCCCGGCGTACCGTCGCATAGGCGGCCTTACTCTTGACGCCAAAACTGCCGTCCACAGCCAGTCCAGCTCCGCAGGCGTGATTAAGATATACCTGCATAGCCATCACTGCCGCCCGTCTGGTTGCCGGTCCGCAAGATCCATCAATCAACAATGGCTCATCGAGGTAGCTGCCCAGATATCCGTTGATCCAGCGTTGATAGGCCATCACCGGGCTATCCGCCACTGGATGCTTGCTCTGGTACTCTGCCGACTGCAAAAAGCCCTGGCGAACCTCCTCACGGCTCATCCCATCCCGCAGGGCAGTCACCCAACCGTTCAGGCCACCGGCATCCGGCTCCCGACCCAATAGATCACGGTAGAGGCTGGCCACGTAGTCATGATCGCTCTGCGGATCCTCATCGGCCAGGATGACCGCCCGTCGGACACAGATCAAGCCACGGTTGCCCGCGGGAACCGGCGAGGAGGATGCCTGGCGCTGCTTGCAGTAGTTCACCATATTCTTCCTGGTCGGGCCGATCCCGCTGCCGTGGCCGCTGATCTCCCCGTTGCCGACGTACATCTCGACATGGCCGACATACTGAGTGGCTTTGCGTCTGGTATCCCGGCCCCTAAAATATAACAGATCCCCCGGCAGCAAGTAAGACTCTCTCGGTACACCGGCGTCGATGGGTACGACGACATTATAGAGCCGCTTAGAGACCATCTGGGCCTCGGTGTTGTCGCCGATATCAATACCAACCTGCTGATAGGCCCAGCGCACCAATGAGCTACAATCTGACCATCCGGAGTCCACCTGGTCCCGCTTGCTGCCCTGGGTATAGGTGTTTTGTTCCTCACGGGATTTCACGGCGATCACGACGGCCGCTCTCTTATCGGTTACTGTCATGCCTGGCCCTCCTCTACCTTAATCTCCGGCAGACCGGCGATGCTGGTCAGCAGGGACAGCACGCCAGACAGGGCCGCCGCCGATGCTACCATACCCCAATCCACCTGCCCCATAACCGCTGCCGTGCCGATCATAGCAATCGCCGCCTGCGCCACTGTCTTTACTGCTCGTACTCCGGCAGCTTTAATCCACTGTTTCCAATCTCTTTTATTCATGCTCTGCTCTCCTTTTTCATCGCACATACTGTGCGATAAGCATAATTAGTCCTACCGCCAGCCCCCCGGCCAGCGTGGAGACAACTGCGGTAACTGCGGTCTTCTTAGCACTGTTCCATCTTTCCGCTGGTTCGTTCTCAAGCTTTTCCAGCCGGGTTCCCTGGCTCTTTTGCTCTTCCATCATGTTTTTCATGTTTAAGGCCAGCTCCCGGACAGATAAGACAAGTTCCTGGATTACTTTGTTCTGTTCTTCCAGGTCCTTTGTCCGGTGCTTCAGGGATCCGATCTCTTTCCCGTGTTCGGCCAGGGCGACCGCGATTTCCTCATCCTGCATAAGGTCTCCTTTCTATTTCTAAGGCCGTCCTGGCCTCGTATTGCGACGCCGCAAAAAATTAATTATAAAAAGGACCATCTCTGGCCCATCTGTAAACCCGGCAGTCCGGGCGCTGCTCTTATTCTCATCTTGGCTCCTCTATCGCAACCGGCGGCACGTTTTGTAACATTTTATTGCGACTCTCGGCCGCCCCCGCTTAGTTCATCAAATAGTAATTTTGAGGGAAACTTTTCGCTGAACAATGGCCTTACATTATATACAAAAAGGCGCGGAAGCACTGTTATGATACACAGGGACGCCGCCAATAGCACATTAACCGCAAACGCTGAGTATACAGGCGCCATCCCGGAGATGTATCGGCCTATTACAGATATATCGACGGTTGCCACCATCGCAACATCGGGGACGACGGCATTGATAAGCGTTACTTCTGCCGGGACTTTTTATTTGCGCCCTTACCAGGATATAACAACCGGAATTAATGTCAAAATACTATTGACATATGTTGGTAATTGATCAATTACCCGACAAAAGATGCCGATGTGTCACAGATCATGACCATGATACCGCGAGATACCGACGTATTAGATCCAATTTTAACGCGATACCGGCCATCCGTACTATCCTTGACATATCCGACAGATTGAGATCTGCCGCCCGCCTGAATCTCAGTTAAGCTCTGCATCGAGGTTGTGGCTGCCGTCCAAGTTACGGGATAATAACTCACCGTGCCATCAGATGCGCATATCATCAGCATGGTACGGTCTAATCCCTTATCAATATACACATTAAGATCCGACCCAATCTCTTGCCAGACGGTCCTGGCCGGAGCCGTGGCGGATGCGCGAGTTTGGGCAGCCGCAATATTGGCATTTGCGGCAGTTATATCACTATATAGTTGATTAAGTTGAGTCTCTACATCGGTCCCATCCGATCCAACCACACACTCCGCCGCTGTGATTGGATAAACCGGGCCGTCCACATCGTTCAGCGTTACTTTTCTTCCTGTTGTTGCCATTTCTCCTTCTCCTTTTTAAGTGATGCTTCCAAACTGGATAGAACACATACGAATAAGGCTGTCCTCCGTGCTGTCAGCTATAACAGCTATAGTACCGCCGCTGTTTGTGGCCTCCACACTCATGCCGGCGGATTTGAGGACGGTCACTTTTGGCGCTCCTCCATTGACATTGGGGTGCTTAGATACAATCGCCTCCAAGTATATCGACGAGTCATGACGGCATCCTGCCAGAAGCAGATAGATACCATCCTCCGGGCAGATCAGCGCGCCCCGACCGTTTCCCACCAGACGGACACGAAAAGGAGACGGGATCGCCTCGCTCACAGTCTCTATATCCGTCTGCCTCGCGTAAGTCTCCGGCCCTTGGCCCCCCAAAAGGTCCGCATCCAGGATAAGAGGGATTGGCGGGTCCGCTGTGCTACCGGAAGCATACACACCGGATTCTGATACATTGCCAAGATTTGTATTAACCTCATTAATAGCTCCTACCAACGACCCTTTCTCGGCCGTTTGCAGATCGGCTAATTGGCCTATTGCGGCCCATTGATTGCTTGGTCCTCCGTACCACGGTTTCCATATCTCGCCGTCTCTAAGGCGTTTGTACGTGTGGAGCAAGCTCCCCTGGTAGGTGATTGTCTGCAAAATCATACTTGGATGTCCAACATACTCAACAACAACCTTAAACCCTGCTTTCGGCTTCCCATCCGGCTGATCCGCAATGTTTTCCCCTAACGTGGAATTAGTGCAAGTATAGACCCCCGGCGTCACGTAATCATTGAGGCTCCCGGATGTGACAGGGTTGATGCGATCTAATAGATAAGCATTATTAAAAATGTCTTCCGGGGCCGGTGTCCAGCTCGTTGCTTTATTTCCCTCTTCCCACTGGGGACGCCAGTACGTAAAGTCAAATTCAGATTTTTCGGTGCACCGCGCATGGATTTGCATAATCATGCCAGCAGAATCATGCGGATTATATTGGAAAGATATTCTTTTAGACTCACCCGGTTCCACCCAAGCAGAACTCCCATATTGGCCTGATGTTCTGTTAAACTTTAAGCTCGTAGACTCGTGATTATTTTTGATATATATCGATCCAATATAATCCTGATTCGGAAGAAAAGTAGTGCTAGGAACTATCAACATTGCTATATCACTCGTTCCACTTGTTCCATATACTCTTCTCGCATCCGTTGTCCCCCATTCGGTCACAGCTATGTTTTCCTCGGTTGTTGAGGACGTACCAGTGTAATTTGTAAACATAAGTTTTTCCGAATCTAGTAACAAATTTCGTCCACCAATCTCTATTTCCGGTATACTTTTCACCACGGCCTCCGCTTGCTGTGCGGATGTTTTGGCGGCCTCTGCTGCTTGCTGTGCTGACGCTAAAGCCGCTTGAGCCTCCGGGGTGATGTCTCCCGTATCTCCCTTGTCACCTTTTTCTCCCTTTCCGATGCTTGGCGTTCCGGACAGAACCTCCACCGCGCTTAACTTTGCCTTGATATCACTCATCGGTCACGCCCTCCAAAATCTTAAATTCCTCCGGCCCTATAATTGTATCAATCCGGCCATCTGCAAGATTGCATTGTAAGTCATAGACATAATTCCCCGCAGGCAGGTCGGTATCATATTGGGATAGATAGATGTTCGCCAGGCCGTCCGGGAACTCGTCAAGAACTTTCTGAATCAAGACATCACTGTTTCCAGAGTGCTTTTTGACCGTGAAATACATCCGATCCCCTTCGGCCCATGTATGGTTGAGCAGCTCCACTTTTATAATCGCTGTATCACCGCGAGTAATAGAAATCTTATTGTTTTTAATCGAAAACATAAGCCCTCCTTTTACCCAACAACAAACTCACTATCCGGCACAGTCTGATCTGTCCGAAATAGTACGACAACAAAATCCACGATCCCAGGAGTTGTTTTTACAGTAATGTTATTGTTTCCAAGAACTACGCTGACCGAAGGAGAGCCATTGAGTTGTAATGATCCGTCATCATTGTATGCCATTGCTGATAGTACACAAGTGTTTAACCGCGTAAAACCATTTCTATACGACAATACGCTGGTTCCTGCTGAGCTGCTTCCGCTTGTTGTTCCACGCCGGATATCGATGCAGTGGAGCAAAAAATAGCTTAGGCAGGTAGAAAGTTTTACGTTTTTCCCCCATATCGCCGGCATTTCCACCTGATCCGCAGTCGTCGAAAAACAATACTTATCATAGTCCGTTCCGTTAAATACCTCAAAGTCCGATTTATATGTTGTACCCATGTATCCTCCTATTCCACCACGCCGCCCGTGGACGTCAAGACTTCCGACAGAGTCTTTTCCGGCGTACCAAAGGTCGGTGTGATTGTCATGCCTGTACGATCTATTGCAATCTCTACTTCTGTGATCTGGTCGGTCCGTGTAATTCCAAAATCCTTGTCACGAAGCGTCACAAAATCCCCCAGATCCCATCTATCTCCGTAACCATCAGGAATGGCTTCATACTCATAACTGTTGGCTTTGACGGTATCTGCAAGCTTTTGCTGACCGCGTGCTGCCAGATCCGTTGTATTTTCCAAGTCCCGCGCGTCAACAAATAGCTCCCGCCGGTCCAGGCCACTCAAGGCAGGATTGACGATGTTGATTGTCCGCTGTGCTCCTTCCCCCTTGCCGCCGACATAGGCACAATTCTTGGTCTCCGAGTCATTCTCCGTGGCTACCACATTAGTTACATTGTGGTGTGCAGGGTTCAGGATGTAAGGAGACCGGACCGACTGCCCGATTGACCTGTCTACTCCCTCGTACGCCTTAAATACCAGCTTTTTGCGGTGGTAGTCTAATTCTACCCCTGCTCCGATATTGGATGCTTTGCAGAGCGTTGTAATCTCATCCGTCAGTGCCTTGTATCGGGTCTGATAACGCGTAGTCCCCCCAATCCCAGAAATATTTCCCACTTCTAACAGGGAGATCGTCCTTGCCGGATCCGAAGGATTGACCGTATTGGCATCCACATAGGCAGCCATGATCTCGCCAACTGTACCAGAGACTGTGTGATAAGCCAGATCTGGCGGAACTGTGATCCGGTTACTCAGCAGCCACAGCAGAGAGTATCCCTTGATTGTAGTCTCATCTGCCGACTGATTATATTGCATGTACTTAATAATCCCGTTCTTCCTTTGATCCTTGCCCAACATGATGACATTGTCAATTTTAGCCAGAGGATGAATTCCACTAAAAACGATGGTAAAAGATCCATAAGTAGACCATTTACAGGTATACAGCAATGAAACATAATTCTGGATTTCGCCCAAAAAGTTCAGCGCCTTGTCAAAAAACCGAATTGCATATGTATTCGCCATTCCCGGCCTCCTTAGTTCGTTTTAATCCAAATGCTTCCGGTTTCTGGGGTCGTCGGCTGGGCGGCCTGGATGTAAATGTTCCGCCAGGCGGTTGATTGCAACCCCTCAAACCATGTTTCGAATTCGGATAGATTTTTGGGACGAATTGCCCCGCACAAGGCTGGATCTGTCCGTTCGTCCTTGATTGTTATCGTCCCATCTGCCTTGACCGTGATCTGCGCGAGAGACAGATCATAATAAGTATTATTGCGCACCAGTTCAGGCGCGGCCGATGCTGTACCCTGTAATACAACCGATGCGATTGATTTGCTGGAGTACACCAGCCTGATTACTACTCGATCCATGCGGGATCCCGATGCCGGCGGCGTCACTGTCAAGCTCTTTGCACTGGTATTGTAATACCAGAACCCCTTAAGGATCGCAAATCCTGGATTGACCAACAACGCTCCTGACAGTTGTGATACCGCGAGTGTCATTTGCCCGGCGTCATTCACGCTTACACCGGATCGATAGATATTATCAAAATACCGGTTCAGCTCGTCTTGGCCGTACTCGGTATCACCGTCAAAAAAACCATATGATTCTGCCATATTACCTCCTATATACCAAGATACCGCTCTCGATGGATGATAACTACCTGCTGCGGATCCAGTTCATTGTCTGTGCCGTATTCAATTGCATTTTCGCCTGGCCGGAGCATAAAAAAGTCCGTATCCAGATCAATGTACCCGTAGGCATCTTCCAGCGTCCCGCCTCGCTCGATCTGCACGCTGATATGATCGGGGTCGGTATCAATATGCAAAAAATCATCTTCTGTCAGCGTTTGATTGACAATAATCTTCTCCCCGGTGGTTTTATTGATAATCCGGGGATTTTCGGCCGGCCCTTGGAAAACAACCTGTACCGGTGTATCCAGGTGGCCCCCATTGATGATCGTCTTCTGTTTCGGCCCGCGGCGGCGCAGATGGAAAGGCAGCGTAAACTTGAGCTTCCATCCGCCGATCCAGGTTGACATCTGGTCGGACTCCGAATACTCTGCCAGCATGGCCGGGTCCAGGCAAGTTAATTCCAGCAAACAAGAGATGTAATCATACACGTTTTTGCTGCTGAACATCAGCTTTTGGACCTCATAGGTAATCACTCTGGTAACACCCATATAGTGTATTCGTAGGATCCCGCTGGATAGAGGGCTGAAAAAACCGACCAGCTTTTGTCTCACCGCTGGCCGGTCATCATATCCTAAGTAGTCAAATTCGATTGTTATAGGGCGAGGCAAAAGCTTTCGCTTATTAACCTTCGCTCCTATTCCATTGATATTTTCGGTTGTCACAAGCTCATAGTCAGTAGCTTCAATACCGCCATAATCCACAACAGCAAATTGATTTCCGTCCAAAAGGATTTTCTGATCTCCACTACATAATTCAAAAGCAATATTGTTATCCAAATGCCAGCTCCTTTCCAACCCTACGTAAGGCCCGCTCTGTCTCAATATACGACTTTACTGGCTGATTGATATTAACGGTCTGATAAACATCTCCGGCAGCATCTGCGTTTTGCGGTGTGGAGATCACCTTCGTTATCAGACTTGTTGCCAATTTCTGGGACTCCACCATAACCGTCATCCGCATCTTCTCCACCGCCGCCGAAATATCCATACTATCAATAATGGCTTGGGCCATATCTTCGGACGCCTGTTCTGCCAGTCCTGCATTGTCTTCAATACCGCCAGCAGTTCCGGAAACAAACATTTCTCCGAGCCAATGCCCTTCTTTTGATGGACTATTTATTCCAAGAGCTTTCTTGGCTGCCCGATTTGCTGCCTCAGCCATTGCCCTGGCTTTGGCTTCTGCCCGATAAGTGTTCGCTGTGATTCCATCCGCAAACCCGATCGCAAAATACCGACCGGCAGACCGCCCCTTTTCTTCCAGCCCAACGCCTGATAGTCCGGATGCCGCCGCACTCCCAAGCGTATTTCCTGCGCCCTTTGCGCCGCCTGTCCCCGCCCGAATAGTATTGATAAAACTGTCAACCATCGCCCTCGCGTGGTTTGTCGCATCCTCCATTTTTCCGGCCTTAACTCCGGCAACAAAAGCTTCGGCAATTCCGCGGCCGGCACTCATAGCCGCCGAATTCTTTCCCGTAATCGCGGCAAGAACCGATGTCATAGCCGTATTGGTCATAAGTACAAGTTTTGTCTGAACCGCAGAAGACTGGAAACCAGTCACAATATTTTCTCCCAGTTTTTTACCCGCGGAATTTGCAGATTTATTCTTATTATCGATCGCCGTCAACATAAGCTGGATCGCCGTCTGGATCTGATTTTTTATTTTTTGTCCGGTGTTTGCCGCTTTTATTCCATCAGAAAATGCCCGACCCAATTCTGTCGCAGCTTTTTTTACACGTTCTGTTCCTGCTTCCAACGTCTCCACAAGAGTATCTACCGCCTGATTAGCTACCGATGCACTACCGGATTGCAGATCAGCGCCGGAAATTGCGCTATTAGACGCATTCATTAGGTTTTCAGAAGATTGCGTCACTGTTTCCTGCCCGGCATCCAATGTTTCGGATGCCGAGTTAACTGCCTCTTGGGCTTTTCCAGCGGATGTAGTCTCGGTATCTACGCTAGAAGCGCCGGTATTTATTCCCTCCGTGTTTTGCGCAGAAGATATCTCCACTTCTGGCGTTCCATTTTCAAGGGTTTCTGTTTTAGCGTCTACCGCCGCTTGTGCAGACTCTTTCGCTGGGGTAGTTGTATCAACGCTTTCGACTCCCGAATTTTCAGCTTTCGACAATCCGGCGGCGGCCTCTTCTACCTCCGGTTTTCCTTCTACAAGTGGATCCACTGTGGCTTCTACGGTTTCTTGCGATTTTTCTTCCGCAGTTTCCGGGGTATTTGATTCCTGGATAGCAGCATTAACAATCTCTTCCCACTTTTCAATTTCCGGAACCGTTACTCCCGGCATTTTTGCATATTCGAGCTGGGACAGCGCAAGCATTAACTTGGCCTCTTCAACCGCTTGCTGAGTGACGCCAGATCCGCCTTGATTCACGGCACCGCGTAGCTTTTCATAATTTTCTTGCGCGTTTTGAACCTGTTGCTGCAATTCTGCCTGTGTTGCTATGGTCGAATCCTTAAACCCATAAGTCATCCTGGCGATTGCTTCCGAAACCTTACCAGATCCACTTTGCAACACGCCCGCTGCGTATTCGTAGTTTGATACCGTCGTGTTATACTCTTCAGCTACTGTCTTCGCATCATTATAAGCGGTCTGCGCAGCCCCCAACTCGCTATTTGCGTTTGCCTGGTTTTCTTGGAGGTCGAAAAGCAAATGGCTCTGTTCTTCAATCAGCCGGCTTTTTTCTTCAAGGCTTAAGCTAGTGTTGTCCTGAGCCTCTTTAATTTTGTTTTCAATATCAACAATCTGCTGATCTGTATTTTCCTTAACTGCTTGCGCCGCTGTTAGACGGTTCGTGGCATCGATCAGATTATTATTTGCTTCTGTCCGGTTTTTAATGGCATTGGCGTAGTCTGTTTCATAGGCGCTCAAAAGAGCTTCGGCTTTTTTCTTTTCTATGAGCTGATCAACAGATCCTTTTAGCTCATCATATTTCTGTATAACTCCATCGACAGTTTCTATTTCAATCCCAAGCGCGTCGCTTAATGCTCCGGTGATGAAAGCAGCCCGTTCTTCATATCCTTCTTTTATTTTACCGTTTTCATCTGTAATATTTTGGAGTTCTTCCCATAAGCTCTGAGTATACCCAGATTCCGCCTTAATTCCGCTGATATTTTCATCTCTAGCGGCCTGTGTATCTCGTATTGCTTGTGCTTGTTCCGCTAGTTTTTGATTAAATAGATCTGTTTTCTGCGCTCCTTCATCCTGCGTCAAATTGTAAGCCAAGACGCCCCCGGCAATAGCCCCGAAAGCGGCTATTAGGATACCCGCGGGGTTGGCAAGCATCGACAAATTAAGTGCGTCTGTTGCAACAGTCATCAATCCCGCGGATACGGTCGCGGCGTCTGTCGCTGCCCTCAGTGCGGAAAAAGCGCCTGCAACTGCCGAGGCAATTTTAAGCCCTGTAAGTGTAATAATAATGCCTGAAATGATGGGGGCCAGAATGTCCAGGTGTTCTCCCAAGAAGTCTATCGCCGTAGTCAACGGAGGAAGAATCACTTTGGCAACATTGGTTATCACTTTTCCCAGTTCCTGGATAATTCTCCCAACGGTTTCAATGGCTTTGCGAAGCCCACCAGATTCGAATGATTTTGTTATTGCCTCGACAGCATCTTTAACCGGCTGCTGCATAGATTTCGGAAGCAATTTGACCAATCCATCCGCCAAGGTTTTTGCAATTTGACCCGCAGCTTTAAATAATCGGTCTTTGTTTTTAGCGATCCCATCTACAAATGCTTTGATAAGATTAACCGCCGTATCGGCCATTTTAGGCGCCTGCTCTGCCGCCTTTGTTACCAGCTCCGCGAAAATGTCTCCGGCTTCTTTTATGAGCTCATCCAAGCCACCACCTTTAAACGCATCCGTAAGCCGCCCGACATACTCAGTCGCTTTGCTTGCCGCGTCTCTAAGGGGTTCGGACATACTCTCATATATTTCAATCCCAAGACCTTCCAGCGCAGATTTTAGTATTGTGATATCGCCTTTCAGATTGTTTAACTGAGTATCGGCCATATCCTGCATAGCTCCACTACTATCTGCAATAGCAGCGCTCAAATTGTCGAATTCATCCCCGCAGCCCGCAAGCATAGCCTGAGCAGATTTTAGGTCGACTTTGTTGAAAATCTCATTGAGAACTTGCGTTTGCTCGCCCTGGGTCATATCCCCAAGGATCCCATTCAAGTCCTTGAAAATTTCATTTAGAGGACGCATGTTGCCTTCGGCATCATAAACTTTCAGGCCAAGTTCTTCCATCTTTTTTGCGGCCTGATCAGTTGGAGCAGAAAGCGCCAGAATAATATTTCTCAAAGCCGTTCCGCCTTCTGCTCCCTTGATTCCTCGATTCGCCAGAACGCCGAGGGCTGTATTCAATTCGTTAGTTCCACCCGCCAGGCCCTTCGCCGTCCCTCCGACGGTTAGGATTGCTTCTCCAAGCTGACCGACTGATGTATTCGCCTTGCTGGCGGTCTTCGCCATTTCATCGCCAAACCTGGTTAGATTATCCTTACTTGCCTCAATTCCAAGTGCCGACATAGCATCAGTAGCTAAGTCCGACGCATAAGCCAAGTCAAGACCGCCAGCGGATGCAAGATTTAAAACTGCGGGCAATGTATCCGCCGCCGTCGCTGCGTCATATCCGGCAAGTGCTAAATAGTTTAACGCTTCTCCCGCCTGAGTAGCTGAAAACTGTGTGGTTGCGCCCGCATCTTTTGCCGCATTGCGAAGAATTTCAAACTGTTCGCTTCCGTTCGATACCTCTTCAGCGGTCATGCCCATCGTGGCAGCAACTTGACTCATTGATGATTCGAAATCGCTCCCGACTTTGATAGACGCACCGGCGGCTGCGCTGAGACCAGCAGAAACAGCACTGATTGCTTTTGTGGCAACACCGAGACCCGACTTTATGGTACTTCCCAGCTTACTCAGACCATCTTTTATGCCGCTCGCGTTGAGGGCTGTATCAATTATGACTTTACCGTCCGCCAATTCAATCACCTACCTCGTAAAAACAAAGTAGGCACGCTCCCCTACTCTCAGGTGGGGACTATTGGCTCTTGCCTTTGTCGATTTTATTTATCTTCCCGCAGCGTGGGCACTTAATTTCTCCTCTTGCATATTCCGCAAACATAAGGGTTTTCCCACATTTTTCACATTTAATCTTTTCCATCCAAAATCGAAATGTCGCCTCCATTCAGAAGGATTTCTTCCAGGGCTTTCTGTTCTTCTGATTTTTCCTTTCTAGGGAGCTCATATATCTTTTTCATTTTTCGGTAGTATGTTTTTTGCTCCTTCGACATCTTTCCATCCAGCTCTATTGCGCGTATTTTTATGACCTCCATAATCCGAGTATTTTCTGCCAGAGCGTCAAACATTGCTCGAAACTTCCACCAGTGCAAGAAATCGACCTTCTGCAAATCAATACCGTACTGCTCCAGGAATGCTGCATAAATATAGGGAGCATCATAATCATAAGAATATGGTGGTGCTTTTAATCGGCTCTTTTGTCTTTTTGGTTCTGATCTCCCGCACCGATAAAACCAGAGCATTTTTTCAATTGCTTCCCGCCCACTCTCATAAGGAAGAGTTTTCCACTGATCTGCGTAATAAAGATCAAGCGCCTGTATGATTATCTCTTCCTCTGATCGTCCTTCATTCTCCATCAGCATCGTTTCAAAAGTAATAGAGGCCCGGAAATCGGCATTTAAACCAATCTCTGAGCCTCCAATCATTACGCTGACCGGGAGCCTATCCGTCAGGATGTTCATTTTTTCGCACGGCGCTCTGCACGATTCCCCTGATACTTCGATATTGCGGCGCTGCTCATCGTACCAAGTTCTTTCTTCTGGCGAATCACTTCGTCAGTCAGTTCTTGGAAAGCTTCCACACAGATTCTGAAATTGTCTTTTTCGCCGCAAACTTCATCGCCCACGCCTTCCCCAAAAATAGTGTCAAAAACCTTTTTCACCGCGGCGCACCCCCGCCGGAATGCAATAGACATTTTATCAGACTTTTGCAATTCTGCGATTATATCCTGCGCTTCGCTATAAGCGATTTCATACACTTCTGCTGTATCCGCATCAAATAAATCAAAATCCAGTTCAGTACCATTGATCTCTAACATCTTCTGGCCTCCTCCTATGCGCCTACGCTCGACGTAGCGGTAAACGCTTTCGTAGATGTATCAAATTTCCCTTCCACCGGATCGCCGATTGGAAGCAGATTTCCGGATGCGGTCATCTCTCCATCGCTGTCCGCAAAATCGGCTACCTCGATCGCAACCTTAAATTTGCGTGCTTCAAATTCCGTGCTAGAATCTCCTACCTTTTTGTCAAGGTCAACCCGGACATAAGTCGTTTCCGCATCAGCCCCGGTCATGCGTTTCTCTCCAATATTGATGATATACTCGATCGCCTCCTCACTGAGAATCTGATCCGTCTCAAAGGGGAAGGAATCATCATAACCGGAAATAGCCTTTGTAGTCGATTTATCATTGACATACCTCTTACTGGTCGTCTGGGCGCTGGGAGATTCATCCAGCTTCGTAAAACCGGATCCCATAAAAGCATACTTCTCTGATCCCCCCGCCGCGGCCACATTCAAATAGTCAGCAAGTCCTCTTCTTTGTTTAATTCCCATCAGTTTGCTCCTTTCTTGTAATACTCCAGCCTGCACTGGATCTGATACTGGGCTTTGGTGCCCTCCTCGTTGTATATGTAACCGCCGGTCGTCGCTTTGAGTTTTCTTACTTCGCAGCCAAGCGGCAGCTTCAAATCATTTCGTGACTTTTCCAGCCAATCGGCAAAAGCATCGTAAAACGCATGAATATCGCCGGTTTCCTCACTAGCATAGATTTCTCTGCTAGAAAATAAAAAGACCTCCTGACGGATGCTGGATCCATCAACGTAGGCCTTGACCACTGGATCCGCCGGAATCCGTTCCACCATATAGGCGGTTGTGTTCTCGCCGAGGGTATCAATTTCCACTTGCGGGAAAATCCCCTCGAAATCATCCAGGAATGGACACGTTTTTATGTGTTCCTGGATACATTGCATTACACTTTTAACCACTTCTACCTCCTACAAATTTTGCCACGGATCGGACGATCTCCTTGCCGCGGTCGGCCCACATGCGCTCTGTCCATTTCTTCCCCCGCAGCGGCTCTCCATTGCTGCCGCCTCTGTTTTCATAATATTGACGGCGTGCATAGGGCGCGTTGTAGTGGATTTTGTCTTTTTCCTCGATGACTTCTTTTTCTTTCAAGGTCCCAGACTGAAACGGAATATATGGTTCCGACAATCTCCGCACTTCATGGGTGAAGAACTGTTGAGCCTTCCCGTCCTTCCCCATACTCCGCTTTAGCAGTATCTTATCCGCAAGATCCATTTTCAGCGTTACCTTCATGCTCCGCCTCCAATCCGGATATGCGGCAAGCTTCCCCGCCGGTTATCCGACCAGGACAACACCTGCCCCGGATGATATCCGGAAAGCTCCGAGGCTTTTTCGATGTCCAATTCCAGTTCTCCCCGCACAAACAAGTCTCCGTTGTCTACGGTCCAATGCCCGTCCGGGTTCTTTCGATACGCTTCCGGCGGAAGATAATCATTACAGCTTTCCAGCGGGATCCGGATCTTATATTCATCCGCACTTCGGAGGCCGCCGTCCCCGACCGTGGTTTTCTGGTTCGTATACCAATGGATATTGCGGATGATGGTCCTTCGGTACTCCTTCTTCTGCGTTTCGGGACTCAGCCAAATATGATAGAGGGTTAGGTCCGCATTTGTAATCACTCATATACCCCCCTGTAAAGCAGTCCCGTGCCTGCAAGGTATGACCTGGCTGCACCTGCCGCCTGCGCCTGTACTTCGGCTGGCGCGCGATATGCGACCGAATAGCCATCGTTATTTTCCGAGGCTATAGATTTACCCGCTTCAGCCCGAAAAAGGCCCTCAGCGGCCGCGCAGACAGCCAAAATGGCAAGTCCTCGTAAGTCCTCGCTCAATGCCTCGCGGATACGCCCGAAGGTTAATTCCGACGCCAAAGCTTCCGCGTCATTATAGGACCGGGTCCAGGGGGGCCCCCCCGGTATGGGGGCGCCCCCGAGAA